CTCATGGAAGGAAACATTTTCTTCATGAGATCTGATTTAGTTTTAGAATCCAAAGGATTCTTCTTCTTGTCCTGTGTATGTGTAGGGTAGATAAAGAAATCATCACCAGCAGCAATCCTTTCTACTGCCTGTAGAAGTTTTTCATGTCCGATTGTTGGTGGATTGAATCTACCCCAAGCAAATACTACTCTTTTCATTTGTCTCCTGCTACCCAGTCTTTAGATACATTGAAGTTTGCTACGCTGAATGACAAACGATCAACCAACTTCACGGCATTAGTACCGTCACTGATAGCAACGTAACCTTCTGGTGCGGTAATCTCATACCCACCTTCAGTCTTGAGGAAGGTCTTAATCCTTTCACCCTTCTCAAGTTTACGAATGAATACTAACTTAGCGTCCTGTAATAACTTATATAGTTCAACCGTGCTATTCAAAGCATTCTTATTATTTTCTATTAACTCAAGTCCATCAAACATTTTCTTGAGTTTACCTGCCTTTGCCTTAGGAGTCTTGACTTTATCTACTGCCTTCTGACACTCAGTTTCAAAGTACTTTGTAAACTCTTTATAGAATACATCTGGAGTAGGGACTGATCTACCCTGACGAACATAAGCATTGAAAAAGATTTTCAATCGTGGTCCTACCGTCAACTGATCCTTAGCAACAATCTGTTCAGCAACAGTGTTGAGGAAAGATCCTGCTGCTCTCAGATGTGGTGGTGCCTGTGTCCTAAGTCTTGAAAGTTTATTACGTTCCTGATTAGTAAGCAGAGTGTCTCTACCCAGTTCTCCTGTCTCGGCACTCAAGACCAGAACATCCTCACTACTCTTAAGTTTAGATACATCAAATCCAAACGAGGCATTCATGCTGCTGACATCAGGACCCTTGTATGTGGTATGAAATACCACACCGATCTTCGCTTTCTTTGCCTTCTGATATAATGCGCTACTCTCTGGAATACAATATGTAATTGTATTAGGTTGAAATGAGATACACTTAGTGCCATTGATAACAACTTCTTTCTTGTCACCAGTAAACAATAAATCACCTTGAGCAACACCATCAATCCCTAGAGCAGGAAAGTATTTCAGTGATGCTTTTAGTTTCTCTACAAGACCTGGAGCATGTCCATGGTTCTTATCAATGTCAGCATCAACAAAGTTGACCTTAGCATCTTTATTAAAGACAGACTTGGTGCCAACAAAGAAGTTAGTGCTACCAGGATAATTACCACAGAAGATAGCAGGTGCGCCATCCCACTTTGTAGTAATCTTAAAGTTACTCTGAGACCCTGTAGTAAAAGTTTTTGCCAGAAGATCTAAGAATGTAAACGCATCCTTCGCTCCATCCTGTCCATCAAGGAGGATACTATCTTCTAAGTGTTCTAGGTGTGTGTTCTTACTCATCTACCCGCAATGTATTCTGATAAACCTTTTTGTTTCTCAACGTAATTACGAATAGCAGTACCACCCCATTCAATCTTATGTCTGAACTGAACCAGATCATAGACTTCACCATCATTCTTATTCTTAGCACTGATCACAACTGATGGCAAAGGAGCACCAACAGTAGGATCTCTGGGAACTGATGTATTGTACGTTGATCTTAACTCTAAGTTAGGTTCAACATCTAAATCTGATCTACCATTCAGTGCCTCATGTAATCTAGAGAAGTCAAACTTCTCATAAGTAGATCCCGTGATCTCTACAAGTTTTACATTCTCCTCATTCTTTGTGGCAAACTCATCAAGTTTGTTAACAAAGTGTTCTCTCCAAGCAGAATTGCCAAATTTATTTTGAATTCTGTTATGTGCCCACTGGTAAATGTCCGTCATTACAGCAGCAGCATGATGTTTAGTGTCAGGGAATACATTTTCTTCCGCAGAATGCTTGGCATAAATTGCCTGAATTTGACTATTGCCGACAAGACTTTCATTTAAAATAGATCCCCAAAAATTATTAACTGTTTCAATATCCCATCCACCTACCTGAGCAAACTGATTAACCTCACGTTTAAGAGAGATTTGTGTGATGTTTAATCTTTGAGTGCGGTATCTACCAGGGATTTCGATATGTTTCTGTCCATCAATTCTTAAGAAGATGTCAACCTTTGTTGTCAGTTCTCCACCAACACCATCTGCTTCGACTTCAATTTTATTATAAACCCTATTGTAATACATAACGTTTGCTAACTGAGAAATTTCTCTTGAATTAGCATATGCTACACATGGCGTCATGATATTCATGCGATCCATAATACCCTGTGCTCTTTCATCCCGTTCAAGTAACTGCTCACAGAACACCAATGACATATTGATAGGAGAAAGTTTAATTGTCAGTTCAACATCATCATCAGGAATCATCCTATTGGTTTCTTTAGTAGTCTTAAAGTTTTCTGATTTAAATACATGAAAACTTGACTTATGATCATTTGTTAATGATTTGTATTGTGTTGCTAAAACATTTAATATATCTCTTTCATTAATTCTTCTACCTTTATTAATAAATCGTGCTGTAATAGCAGCAGCAAGAATACCTTCGGCAGCGTTACCCATATTATATCGTGCTCTTCCACCACCACTACCAACACCATAAGCAATCGTAAGAGAAGTTCTAGCGCGTGACTTCAACTGCGTTTCAGTCAAGTTAGATGTTTGTGCTATCTCTGGATGTACCTTTACTTTGTTGCCGCCATTGCTATCATTTAAAATAAGTGGGCGGTCAACTCTAGGATATTGTTCTGTAAGGAAATCATAGAGGTCAGCAATCGCATTAAGTTTATCAGCTTTATAACTGGTTACTTTAAATATTTCTTGTCTATCTTTGGGACGAATAGAAAATGCCATTAAAAAACCCCCTTACGGGGGTATTTATTATAGATCGCCTGCCACTCGGTTTTCCGAGCGATCAATGCTGAACGAGCCTTCGGGGTAACGAGCACTCAATTTCTCGAAGTTCATCTGAACAACTTCTTCAATGCTAATATCAAGTGCCATACATGCTTGAGACATATACCACATAATATCACCCAACTCACGCTTCATATGGAATGCGTTCTCTTCGTTGTAAGGTTTGCCCTGGAAGACAATCTTCTTAACAACTTCAGTGAACTCACCTGCTTCAGCAGACAGACCAAAAGCAGCAGTCATCAGTTGAGTTACATTACAATCATTTGCCTCAAGTTGAGACAGTCGGGCAGACAAGACAGGATAGTCCAGACTAGGGGCACTGGTGGTCTGCTTGACAAACTCGACATACTTGTTAAGGTCAATAGTCATATCAATTAAAATTAAATTCAGTAAACTTCGCCATTGATGGACTCTGAGACTTGGCGATTTCCTCAAAGTCATATTGTTCCTGCCCAGAATCAACGATGTCGGTTTGAGCAGAATCCTCTACATCATACAACCTCATCTTCGCTCTGTCAATACCCACAACAAATCTTTTGAATATGTTGAGATCATTATAGCGATTCTTAAGTTGCTTCACCATTATTTGGTTGATCCCTTCAAGTTCTTCCGTAGAGATAAGAGCGAACATGAGATCCGCAGTAGCAGGGAGTCCAAAAGATTCAGAGGTATCAGTAAGATCAACGTCACTAGAGCCATACCCAGAACGAGTAGTCTGAGTAGCCGAGACGATAGGGAGATCAAACTCGCACGCAAGTCCCCGAAGTTCTTCCGCAATTGCTTTGACATAAGTATAAGAATTAACTAGTGCTCCTTTGTAGCGTGATGAGGCACAGATGTTAAGATAATCAATAAAAATGATATCAGGTTTAAAACTCTTCTTTAGAGACAGATCATTAAGGAGTGCCTTGATATGCCCAGAGTGAGCAGATGCTGTTGGATATTCTTTAATGATAAGTTTCCCAGTAGTCTTCTGTGCTAATCTATTTACCTTAGAAGAGAATAGTTGCTCAGGCAGATCTTCAATATCTTTGATATTTACGTTAAGAAGATTCGCGTCAATGCGTTCAGCGATCTTCTCTTCTGCCATCTCCAGTGTGATGTAGAGGACATTTTTACCCTGAAGTAATGACGCAGCGGCCATGTGACACATAAACAGTGATTTGCCCACCCCAGTGCCAGCAAGTGCGACATTGAGAGTTTTGTTAGGAATACCACCCTTCGTAATCTTATTGAAGAGAGAAAGGTCAAAGGGGATTTTGTTCTCATTGCGGTGATAGAAGGCAAAGCGATCTTCGTAATCTTCTATATAGTCGTGACCAATATGCTCATCAAAAGAAACAGCAAGTGCTTCTTGTAGGATTGACGGAATAGCATCCTCGGTTCGATTGTCATCTTGACCATCAGCAATCTTGACACTCTCTAGTAGTGCCAGGTAAACTGCCCGTTGCTTACACCACTTCTCAGTGGAGTCTAAAATCCATTGATGATCAACTTCAGTATTGTTGATGTCATCGATTTTTAATTGTAACTCTTTATAAGAATCTTCATTGAGGTCTTTACGATTATCAACTTCAATAGCAAGAACTTCTTTCGTGGGAGACTGTCCATACGAAACGACAAAATCGTTGATAATATCAAAAAGCACCTTATCGGAATACTGCGTAAAATATTCTCCTCTAATGTAGGGAATAGTCTTACGCATGTATGTCTCATTACCAATGAGATTCTTTATAATAGTGCTTTCAATTGCTTCCATTAAGATCCGTAGCAGAATTCTTTTTTGGCGCACTCGTCAAGTGCTTGGAGGACTTCTGGCGTGAAATACTTCTCAGGGTCTTTGTAAATAGTAGAAGGATATACATTACCATGCTCAGTCTTAACACGGTTACCCACACGCTCAAAGACTCCGTACTGTTGACCCAGTTCCAGTAGTCCGTAATACTTGTCAAGACCTCGTTCGTCAAAATACAACCTCGTTTCTACATCAGAGTTTTCTTTGGTAAAGCGAGACTTATGTGCCTTCACTTTGATGATGTTACCAACCTGCTCAGTGCCATCCTTCTCCTTCTTTTTAGAGAGGAACAAGATACTAGAAGCAGCATACTTCAGACCAGTGCCACCACCCATTTCCTTAGTAGGAACATAGGCACCAACAACTTCGTAAGTATGGTTAGTAACAATCAGGGGGATACCTGCTTGACCCAGTTTCAGTGACAAGATCCTAAAGATAGACTTGATCACCTGAGCACGGGTCATATCACGGGTCTCCTTACCATCAGTGGCATCCTGTACTTCCTTAGAGGTGGACAGCATACCCAAAGAGTCTAGCACAAAGAGAAGCGGTGGGCGATCTTCTTTCTTGAGTTTCATAAACTCATCAACAACCTTAATAGATTGTGTACGGAATTCCTGAACCGTAGTCACAGGAACAAGACCAACACGTTTCACATCAATGTTGCGAGTTGCCATCATGTCCTTAGAGATAGCAGACTCAGACTCAAAATAGATTACCTGACCTTCAGGATTCTGATCCAGAAAGTTCTTTACGATTGAGAGGGCAAAGAAGGTTTTACCAGTGCTGGATTCTCCTGCGAGGGCAGTGACTTTATTTTGTGGGAGACCACCAAATATGCTGCCAGACACAAGAGCATTGAGGATATAAGACCCAGTGTCCACAAACGTACTACAATCCCCAGCGGAGATGCCTTCATCAACGATTGACGCAAATTCATTGTCTAACTCCTTGATAACGTTATTGAGAAAATTCATAATTAAGAAAAGAAACTAGTTAGTGTGCCTGTGCGTTCATGCTTCCACCCGATACATTCTAGCACAGACTTGAGAGGTTCCAAGAATGACTTCTCAAATTGCATCTGGTGATCGATATATTTGTCAAGACCAAATTCTTTAGGAAGCGTATTAAAGAATGAGATGATATTCTGTCCAATAGGATTAGGAGTCTTCAAGTAGATGAATTTCACTTTCTCCCCTTCCTGGATAAGAGGAAATTTATGAGTAACTTTATGCTGGCGGAGATAGTGATTATACAATAATGCACCTCGGACAGCAATAGGTGTACCCTTCTGATAAATGTCTGTATAACTCTTGTACTTGTCAAGATTATTACATCCTCTTGGGAAAGAAATATCTAGGTAACTTTGCTTGCGGGTATCGCGTTTGATTTGTGAAATGTAATCAATCATGTCATCATTATTACCCTCAATCATAATCCTATATGCTTTAAGAAGTTTATCCTTAAAGTATGAGGGAGTAGAAGAACGCTGAGTCTCAAGTCCCATGATCTTCATCTTAGGTTCCTTATAGCGAACACCTTCGCTATCCCACACGTTCAAAATATATCGCTTCTTAGCAGTCCAGATGCCACGGTTAGCGATGTTCTCACGCTTCATGACCATCTTTTGCTGGTAAGCATTTACATACTCCGCCAGTTCTTGGTAGCAACTTTCAATATAAGTCTCAAGTTCCACCTTACAGATCTTATCAAGGAAATTGACAACCTTCTCATCAGACGGCGTTCCTCCTTTGAATACATTCTTGACCAGATCACCCAGATCAAGATAGATGGAATCAGTATCCACAGCAATAACATAATCTTTATCAGTAGTTTTTAGAATCTTTCCAAGATACTCATTCATTTTATTCTCAATCCAACGGATTGACAACTGTCCTGATAGAGTAATTGCCTCAGCATTCTCCAGTCGGAAGTACCTAAAGTATTCATTACCGATGGCACCATAGGCAGAGTTCAGTTGAATCTTCCGTGCCATCTGAATGTTATTGAACTTGGCGATGTCCTTAATGAGTTGAGGATCTTTAGTATTCTCATACTCTTGCTTCGCCTTGAGCATCTTCTTCTTGTAAATAGTACGCTCGGTATAGATCTTCTCCATCAACTTAGGAAGGAATCCCTGCTTCTCTGTAGTAAACAAAGTACCATTAGGGCAGATAGTAACGCCCTCAAGGGTGCTTGTATCAATCTCACGGTTGAGTAGTTTATCCACGTTAATGCCGCTCACACGGTCATCTAGAAGGGTCTCAGGAGAGATATTATACTGCATGATGAGGTGTGGGTACAGAGAGTTAAGGTCGAAGTTAACCACCCAATCATAAATGCCAGGTTTAGGTTCTTTCACATAAGCACCAGCATACTGTTGATCTTTTGTACTCTCAGTCTTTGGAGGAATGACAATGTTCTCCTGTGTCAGGGCATCATAAATGATGCTGTCCCACATACGAACTTGATAGAACACATCCTCAAAGTTTACCTTCGCGTCATATGCCATAGTGACAGCAAGTTCAATCAACTTCATCTTGTCTTCCAACATATCCACAAGTTCTACGTCATGGA